ACGCTCCTGTAATGATCCCAGATTTACGCATTGACCGTATTGACGAAAAGACAGGCGAAAAGTTTCAAGTGTATTATGATGCTGAAACGGTTGAGCAGTTAGCAAATAACTACTTCAGACAGTGCGGGAACAGATGCACAAATATAGACCACGAAAAAGAAAATACAGACGGTATTTACCCTGTTGAAAGCTGGATAGTTAAAGATCCAGATAACGATAAAAGCAAAGCTCTTGGAATGCCATTGCAAAAAGTTGGTACTTGGGTAATGGGGTATAAAGCTGATAATCCGGAAGTACTTGAAAAAATAAAAAATAATCTTTTGCAAGGGCTTTCTATCGAAGGTCATTTAGATGCTGAAGAGGAAGTCAATGTTAAATTTAATAAATCAATTATGAAAAGAACACCATTAGAGTTTGCTAAACATTTAGCCAACGTAATAATGTCAGCGGCTTCTGATGAAGAAAAGCCAGAAAAAACGGCTGAAGAGTTAGTAGCAGAAGAAGCAGCTAAAACTGCTGAAATGGCAGCAGCAGACGAAGAGGCGAAAAAATTAGCCGAAGAGGAAGCAGCTAAAAAAGCCGCTGAAGGAGGCGAAGGAAGTGATCCTGCAAAGGAATTAGAAACTTTGAAAGCCGAAAACGAGGAACTTAAGAAAAAAGTTTCTGACTTGGAAGCTGAATTGGCTACTTACAAAAATGATGCTACTCTTATGAGTGCTCAACTTGAAGAAGTGAACACTGCTTTCGAAGCTTACAAGACTGTGAAAGTGTCAAGCCAAAGCTTAGCCGATCAAAGAATCGAAAAACCAGTATTAACCGATGCAGATGTAAAGCATTCTAAATTTTTAGCCGATGTCCTTAGCAAAATATAACGAGCAGAGAAAAGCAGAAGCTGCTGCAAAATTGGCAGCTGAAGGAGCAGAACAAAAACCAGAAGTACAAAACACTTCTACAGCTGCACCGATTCCAGAAACAGGAACTCCAGAAGAAACAGCTGCTCAGATGGCTGCTAATTTATCAGGTATTCAAGCGCCAACTCCAGAACAAATCGCAGAAGTTGCTTTGGCTATTCTAGAAAGCGACACAGAGGATCAAACAGAATATGCTGAACTTTCTGACTGGGTTTCCCCGTTAGACGTAAACTACAAAGAGTTAGAATCTATCCTTGACGGTAAAAAACTTTCTGATTACGTAGGTGACAGACTTCCAGAAGAAGAAGTAAAAAGAATCGAAACTGATTATAAATTGTATCTTAAAAATAAATAAAATATGGCTTTAGCTTATTCAAAAGTCACCGTTAGAGGTGCGCAAATCTTGCCTTTTCAAACGGCAATTTTATTAAAAGATTCATCTATCGCAGATGGGTATGTAGGTTTTGAACCTGGAGAAAAAGAAGGCTCTGTTTGGACTGAAACAAGCCAGACAGTTACAGAGAAAGCCTACACTGGTGATGCTGTTACCGATGATACTACATTAGCCCTTGTAGACAACAAGATCTATTATGCAGTTACTCAGTACGAGCAAATTGTAAAGCAAAATACGTTACGTAACACGATCTTTGCTGGCGACATGAAATTAGGTGCTGAGAATTACAACTCACAACAATTCATTAATTTGGCTACAAAAGTGTTTTCTGAAGCTATTTCTAACCAACAACGCATTAATCGTTGGCAAGGCGCAACAACTGCAACTAAAGCAGCTGTAGCAGCATTAACTCCAGGAGCTGGTCAAGGATCTATTTCAGCAGCTACTCAGGCAAAAATCGCAGCGTTACCAACATCTTTGCGTGATGGTTTTTTTGCTACTGTAGTGTATAATACTTTCAGAGCTAATGCAGTTGCTAGTTTGGGGGAGTATTTGAAAGTTGATGGTACTACTATAACAGCTGCGAATATTGACGCTGAGTATGCAAAAGTGTACGCTAAAATTCCAGCTGAGGTGTTATCTGACACAGAACACCCTTACGTTATCGAGGCGCCACTGAATCACTTGCAGTTTGCTATTCAATCTAATAAATTGAGAGGCGCAACAATTGAACCAAACTTCGTTATCAACGGGGAGAAAGTGACTTATAACGGTGTGCCAGTTTCATTCGTGAGCTTGCCTGCAAATGTTTTGATTGGACACCCCTCAAAAGGTTTGTTTATCAATGCTGATGCTGCTAATCCAGAATCCAACTTTATGGAGATTGGAAAAATGGCTAACGGTTCAGATCATACATATTTCAAAAATGTATACGCCTACAACCACGCTGTTATGAACCAAGCTCGTAACGTATTGTACTCTTAAAAAATAACAGGGCTGGAAACGGCCCTTTAATACCTTAAATGATATGTGCGAAATTGCATTAACAAAATCACGTAATCTTAATTGCGTAACAAAAAAAGTAGGTATTAAGTCTATTTCGATTGTCAAATATGACCCATTGAATAGAGTCGTTACCACTTCGGGGGGTGTTGTCACGCTTCCAGATTATATGCTTACTGCAACTGCGCCCGCAGGGGCAAAACTAGCTAGATTTGATGTAAAAAATACTACTTCAAACTATACTGACACTCTTACCAACAACATGGACACACGTTCAGGTGGTAGAAAAGGTCAATTACCTTTGGTTTTGGTTTCTGCAACAGGATTAGACAATACTGTTTTGTCTGAAATTGTTGACCAGTTGACAAAAACCGAGTTTGTAGGTATATTGGAAATGAAAAACGGTGACTTTTTTGCCATTGGATCACAATTCGGATGCATGGTTTCTACTGCTGTAGATACTACTGGAGGACAGGACGGGGATTTAAACGGTGTGACTATCACAATAGACACAGACGAAGCCGATTCTTTCCGTAAATTCTGGCTTACTGCTCCAGCTGTAGCGCAAGTGTTAGGCTCTACAATGGCATATTAATACGTGCTTTAGATTATAAATAAAAGGGCGTATCATTGCGCCCTTTTTTAATAAAAATACAAATGAAAGTAGTTACTGAAGATGTTCCTGTAATAAAATTGGTTCCTAGATTTTACCCAGAAATTATAGACAATTTAATTTTTACTTTAGACGATGGGATAATCATTCCTATTACTTGGGTAATTAATAAAAATACAATAGTAGTTGCCATTGGAGAAACTGTTGGATTCGTACAAGGAACTACCTACTCATTTACATTAACAAGAAATTCTGAAATCGTTTACAAAGGGAAGCTGATTTTCGTTGCAAATGATATCGATATACAAAATTATACTAACCAATCCCAGAACACGAAAAGATGGAAGTAGATAATATAGAAAATGTTTACTCATTCAGTGAGGAAGTTGTAAAAATGTCTGCTTGGCAACCTATTGACATTAACCCGCTAATGACCCAAAACGGAGTAAATGCAGTGTGTAACGGATTTAATAATTCTAATTACAAAACGCTTCGTGATGCTTATGACGATTCCTCAACAAACCAAAGTATTATAAGCTCTTTTGTTAACTTCATGTACGCTGATGGAATCGTCAACGTAGGATCTGATTTGGATATTTCAAAATACATTAGTCCAGACGATCAGGAACTTATCTGCTTAGATACTAAAATGATGGGAGGCTATGCATTGCAAGTGATTTGGAATGATAGTGAAAAAGATAGGAAAATTTTGAAATTTGAGTATATCCCGATTGAAAATTTTGCAGTTGAATTGGATTACAGAACAGTACACCCTAAAGTTGTGGGTTATTGGTATTCATGGGATTGGGCGCAATCAGGGACATATACACCAGTACCTTGTAAAAAATTCGATGGTACATATCAAGGAGGCGTAGAAATTGTGATGGTACAAAGGATTACTAAAAACAAATTCTTTCCTTTGCCTGATTACTTCAGCTGTATTAATTACTGTATTGCCGAAGGTTTTCTGGGTCAGAATACAAAAACGCATTTCCAGTTTGAAAATAAAATTACCACTGTAATAAATTTCAATGGAGGAAAACAAGGAGCTGCTTCTGAAGATGTAAAAAAGAAAAAAGCTGAACAAATCAAAAAAGATTATACAGGAGGTTCGCCAAAACATCATGTAGTAGTGTCTTACAACTCTGACGCTTTAGACGCAACGACTATAGACCAAGTTGAAACACCTAACCTAAACCAGCAAAATGTATTTTTCGCTGAAGAGTGCGAGAGAAAAATCATCGTTGGTCATTCAGTGCCAAAAATACTTTATTCTGGGTCAAGTGATGCAAGTGGATTCTCGAGTAACGCAGACGAAAGAATTGTAGCAACGAAAGATTTATACAGACGAAATATAAACCCACTTCGAAAAGTTGTTTTGGACGGTTTAACGAAATTATTTAAACTGATTGATCCGAAAGTAAAATTGGAGTTTGTAGATTTTGAGGAATTTAGAGAAAAACAAGTAGAAGATGAAGGCGGGGTAATTGTAGATGAAAGCGCCGAGGCTATCAAAGCCAAATCACAGGCAGAACTAAGCGGAACTGTTGGTGGTGTGCTAGCAGTTGTAGACATACAAAAATCTTTATTAGCAGGGACAACTTCTAGAGGTAGTGCAATTGCTATATTTAAACAGTTTTACGGTAAAACGCTTGATGAAGCTATAGAGCTTTTAGGAGATCCAGAAGAAGCAAAATCAGAAACACCAACAACAACATGACGACAAAACTTTTAATAACAGCCGAACAGGTAAAAAATACTACTTCCATAAGCGGGGGAACTGACAGCGATTCGATAGGCCAAAAAATATATTACGCTCAGATAACTGATGTTTTGCGTGTTCTAGGGCAACCATTGTATGATAAAATATACAATGATTTGAACGCTAATGTACCGTTAACAGGTGAGTATTTATATGTTTTTGAAAAGTACATCATTGATATGCATGTATTTTTCACAGCTTATCATTTCGTTAGCTTCAATGAGGTAAAATCTAGCAACGTTGGAAATACTATTCTTACATCTGACCGTTGGCAACCAACTACAAAAACAGTAGAACTATCTGAAAAATACAAATCTTTAGGCATATCAGTTGAAAGTAATTTTAGAACGTACATGGAAAACTCAACGCTTCCAGAATGGAACTACTGCAAAAAAAGTGAGGAAGAAACCAATTTTAACGACTTCTATTAATGGCACAGCAACACATAAACTACAGCACTCCTAACGACGGGCTAGGCGATACTCTGAGAACGTCACAGGTAAAAGCTGAGTCAAATTTCAATGAGCTTTACACAAATAAAGTTGACAAGGTTATAGGTAAAGTTCTTTCAGATACAAATTACACTCAAGCTGAAAAGGATCAATTAGCTGCATTAGTTGCGGCTGGTCCTAATGCTCAGTCTGATTGGAATGAAGGTGATTCTGGGAATCCTGCTTTTATCAATAATAAACCAGAAAATACAAGTGACTTCTTCAACGATGGGGACGGATCACAAGCTTTTGTTCCTGATACAGATTCTGCAAGTCCTCAAGTTAGAATCGCTGGATCTTGGACGCCATTAAGCGGAGTTCAATTGCAGCCTTACTTCTTTCCTATCCTAGCTACTCCAAACCAAGATTTTGCAATACCTTCTGGCAAAACGGCAGTATTTGGATTTATAAACCAAGCAATACAATTACCAGCAGATGCTTCTAATACTACTAAAAATTATACTTTCACACAAGCCGGGAATATTGTAACTTTGAAAACCGTAACTATTGCGGGAAACTTAATAACTCTTTTTATACAATGAAAAAACTAATATTATCATTATTTACGTTTTTGTTAGATGCTATTTTTATTCCTGCCCCTCCTAAATTGAAAAAAGATACATTTGAAATCCTTACATTTTTATAAACAGTAACGTCTACAACACCCTCTAAATTTATCCCTATTTGCAAAGGTCTTGTGGTAACATAATTAGTTACCGAACCTCTACCGTTGCCCTCAAATCTAATGCCATCTATAACTATGTCGTTTGATTTTATATCAAAAACAGGTAAGTTAGATGTCGTGCTTATTTTTCCGTGTCCTATTATTGTAGTTTTATTCGATATAGTAATTGTGCCTGATGTATAGTAATTACCGTTAAACATAACCATTTTCCCACTGTTTATGGCGTTTTGAATAGCTGTTTTATCGTCTGTAACACCATCCGCAACAGCTCCGTATTGCTCTGGAGTTACGTAAGTTACTTTTGTGTTTAAAGTATTTAAAGCGTCTGTAGTATTGTCTCCATCAACGTCGGAAAGATTTCGAACTGCTGAAGTATTTAATGGAACTGGGACATCAATATAAGAATTATAAGAAGTTCCAAGATATAAACTTTCAGCTATATTAGCTCCTGTTGTGCCTACCTTTTCAGCAGATATATGATAACGAACTCTCTCACCAACATTCACTGTAAAG